TCATCTTGCACATGCAGGCCAGCCATTATCTGAATCGCTTTCTGCAATTTTTCTCGCCATTTCATCACGTAGATCATCAATAATGCGTTGCACTCGTATGACTGCGGAAGGCTGGAGAGCGCAATCGCGCTCAAGAATATCCGGCAACGTTTCCAGCACCATGACTACGGCTTTAGCCAGAGATGAATATTCACGGGCCACCTCTTCGACAGGGAGTAATTCACGTGAAGCTGCTTCAAATTTCAGCCTTTCATTTTCTGACTGATACCAGGCTTTCCGATCCTGTGGTGACATTTCACCATTTTCTTTCATTGATGGGGTCAGCAGTGCCTGAAGTGCCGGACCGAGTTCATACAGTTTAAGATTCTCACCATTCCCGCCAACAAGCTCCAGCTCACGCAAACGGCGTGAAACAAGATTTCGATTCATGCCTACCAGGTCTGCCAGTTGTGAGACATTAACCTGCATTTTGCTCAGTTCCACTTTACCACCTCACTGCACGGTCGCTTTTTCAACAAAACAAATCAATAATGTTAAAAATCAAAGCATTAAACTTATGCTGCTGCACGCATAAAATATCAAAAATCTCTCGATTTATGCGCATCCGCATCCCCTCGGTGTTCCAAATTTCAGGAAGGACCCATAAAAAAAGCGGCCCGAAGGCCGCAAAAAAAACATAACATGCCTGATTGTTTAATTAACCACCTGATGACTTAACCATCCCGCGCCAGTCCAGAGGAGAAACTCCGGCATCAATGCGCACTTTGAAAGTTACGCCATCAACCGTAAAGCCCTGCTGCTGTTCCAGGTACGGGGTATCAATACCATCGAGATAAGCGACTTCAATTGTATCACTTCCCTGACCCGCAAGCAGATACCAGGATTTCACGCTGTCGGCATCAAGTCGCGCCTCTGTGATTACTGTCAGTGCATCATTGTACGGGTTAAACACGCCGCTGTTCTGCGCGTCTGGTAACGACGTAGAGCGAATAAGCTGGGTTGCTCTGTCTTCCAGTTCTACCGGAACTAACAGGAAACGAGGCGGAATATTCAGTACAGCACCGGCATTATTTTTTTGCATACGCATAGCTTTACGGGCTGCGCTAAGACCCGGAATATCAAGTTCGCTGTTAATCAGGTTGCTGTGTTTCGCATCAAAGAGCGGATTTTTATCGCCCATCTTCTGATTAGCCACGAGAACGGCATAAACCAGATCTCCGACTGTGCGGCTTGCTGCTGCCCCCATTTGCTGGGGGATTGAAGTCAGTGCGCTCATGTCGTCATTGATGATTGCCTGGCGATCTATGCTGAACAATTCGCCATAAGTTGCCAGTGCAATTGGTTCGCTGCGATCGGACGTGGACGCGTATTTGTATTCGCTGCCGGGCAAAACTTTTCGCAGAGATTTAAAACCATCCATACCAACACGATGGGCAACCTTAAAATCTGTCAGAGTGCCTTTTTTCGTCCAGGCGTGGAACGTCTCCGGCGAATCTTCCCAGCCTTTCAGTAATGATTTATGCGCCACGTCCGCAAGAATGCCGCCAAAATCACTACTGCTGTGAGTAAACGCCATTCCAACCATGCCCAGCGGATTACCTGGAATGCCGCTTACCCCACGATCCACCAGAGAAGCGCGCGCCAGTTCCCGCAATGAATAACCGTTATAGCGGTTATCTTTTTCCACATCCGCCAGCCCACTGCGTGCCATAAGCGCCGCTTTTACTGAATCCCCAACAATATTACCGTTACCTGCATACATGCTCATTGCTCCCGGTCCTGCGCTCGGCGTTGTATCTTTCGCCAGTTTTTCTAAATGTTTTTTACGTGCTTCTTCGGCAGTGATGGAACCACTGATAAATTCCTCAACAATTCCCGGCAACCACCCACACAGCGAACTTTCCCAGTGACCAAACAAAATGCCGGCTTCTTTTTTTCGCTTCTCTCTTTCGTTTGCTGATTCCGTGTCGCCTTTCTTCACTGATGCGATGATGCTTTCCGGCGTTCTGGTAAATTTCTCCACCAGTGAACCACAACCAGGGGCCATGGCTAATGCCTGTCCCTCTGCCGGATAAATTTCATCAATGAATCCTTTTTCTTTAGCTTCCTCAGCCGTCAGCCATGTTTCAGCATCCATCATGGCTTTGATTTCTGATTCCGGTAATCCGGTTTTGGCAACGTAGGTATCAAGCATTGCCTTGCCGATTTTTTCCATCATGTCGGCTTTTTTACGGAGATCTTCCGATTCACCAACAAAAACGCCCCACGGGTTATGGATCATCCACCAGCCGTTATCAGCCATCACGACACGCCGGGCACCAAGCGCAACAATGGTAGCCATTGATGCGGCGATACCGTCGATTCTTGCAACCGTGTGGCCTTTGTACGTTCGCAGGGCGTTAAACATCGCCATGCCGTCAGTTACATTTCCGCCACCGCTGTTTATAGCAACGGTAACCGGGCCTTTTGCCGCCATAAGTGAATCACGGAATTGTCTTGCGGTTACGCCTTCGATTGGCTCATACAATGAAATTTCCATCAACCTTACCCCTCATGAGGCAAATCTTTTTTGTCTGCCTTAATTCCCAGGCTTTGACGCAACAATGAACGGGCAAGCCAGCCGACTGTTGGCGTGGGAAGATCCATTCCCGTTTCTGCATTTTTCTTGCGAATATCTTCGCGCAAACGGTACAGGGCAAGCGCCGTTTCATTGTCGAGATAAACCGATACAGCTTTCTTTTCGTTCACGTAACACCTCGTTTCAGACTGATATTTGAAATGTGCAGTGTTGATCAAAATGCAATGATGATCAATTGCATTGCAAAATATGCAATATTCATTTTTGTGCGCCAGTGATAAGCATCATCGCTCCCAATCACATTGGACACCGGCAACTCCATCTGGCAGGTGAAAATCAGATTTATTTATATATTTCAATTGATTGCGAACTGGTCTAATGACAGGGGAGAAAAAAGATTGTACAGGTAAAAACAGAAATAATTTTTAATTATCAATGAATTATCACACATGCTGCCGCCGCCATGAAAATGCAAAAACTAGCCGTTTTCTGCGCGTCCGCATCCCCTCGGTGTTCCAAATTTCAGGAAGGACCCATAAAAAACCGGGAAAAATCCCGGCTTCTGTCACTCGTTGCTTAAAACGGTATGTTATCCCCGTACGGATCATCATTTCCCGCCTGTTGTTTTGCCCTGTTCAGTGCGTCAGTAGCCTGGCCCTGCTGGCCCTTTTTGCCGCCCGGTCGCGCCGTTCGCGCACTGATTACGCTGTCTGCGATAACCTGCCAGCCCTGCCGCGTTTCGCCGTTCTGGCCTGTCCACTGGCTTACCTGCATGTTACCCGCCACGCTCACCAGTTCGCCTTTGTGGTGTTTTGCCAGTGCGTCGGCCTGTCTGCCAAACGCCAGGACGGATAACCACATCGTCGCCGTTCCGTCATCGGCCTGGCTGCACGGCAGGGAAACCGCCATACTCGCCATCGCCATTTGTGTTCCCTTGCTGGTGGTCTTTAACTGCGGGTCAGCCACCAGCCGCCCGTAAGCTGCTATCTGTGCTGTCATGCTGTCTGCTCTCCGGTTTTAACGTTGATGGTTGTCACCTGTTCCGCTTCGGCAATCTCCCGCTCTGTCAGCGTGGCAAAGTTTGCCGCCGCCGTGGTCATGAATGCGCTTATCAGTTCGGGATGTGCTTTCGCGTATCCTTCTCCGGCATGGCGGTCTATCGTTCTGATTGCCACCTTTAAGGCGTGCTCTGTCATGTCTAATGCGCGATATTTTGGTGCTGTCTTATCTCTGGTTTTTCTGGTCATGCGCCCACCTGTGCCCACTTTTTCTACCCACTTTTCATGGTTTCCCACTTCGTCCCACCTGGGATTTTGTGGTTTTATATCGTACTGTTTCATAAGAGTTTTTTTAGTGCCCACTTTTTGGGATGTATACACGTGGGAAAGTGGGCGATTTTGTTAAATTCCAGTTAAATTACCCACTATTCCCACTTTTAACGCCCACTTTTTACAGTGGGTGAACATCATCCCCATCGACGCAAATCACGCCGTCTTTTTCCAGTTTGGCTAACCATCGTTTAAGGTGTTTTGTGTCATATCCCAGCTTTTTCATGTCATCACGTAGCAGCGGGATCGTGCATTTATCACCATGCTGTATACGTGACCGGATACAACCCCATAAAGCCGTGTGATTTTCCGTCTTGTTCCCGGCCTCCTCTATGCGCTCCAGTTCAGCAGGGGCGCGGGGAACGTCAATCACCACCATGGACACAATCTCTTCGCCATCGGTATCGGTGAACACCTCCACGCTTTTAAGGTCGTATGCGCTCTCTTTTGGCTCCTCTGCGTCCTTCATCTTCGTACACGCCGCCACCAGTGCTGTAACGTCTGAATTTTCCCGGCTGATTCGGTACTCTGCATCCAGTGCGGCACGGAATGCGCTGGAACCACGCGCCCCCTTTGTTTCATCCTTGCCGGAATGGTGAACCACCAGCACCGTGGCCCCTGTGGCCTGCTTTATCGCGTCACACCCCTGGATAAATGCGCCCATATCACGGGAATCATTTTCATCATTCCCACCAAAGCAACGGGCCAGCGTGTCTATCACAATCAGCCGCACATTTTCGCCCGTTCTGCTCTTAACAAGTCCGGCAGTTCTGATAACCTGCTCCACATAGTCAGGCGATGCAGGGAAAACAGGCGCGTTAATGATGCACAAATCTGTAACCACCTTGTCGTGGGTTATCTCCCACGCCTTAACGCGGCGTTTTACGCCCATGCTGCCTTCACCAGCGATATAGATAACCGCGCCCTTACTGACCCTGCGGCCTCCCCATGCCATACCTGTGGCAACATGGCACGACCAGGAAATAGCCAGGAACGATTTATAAGAGCCGCTGGCCCCGTAGGTGCTGCATAATGATTCAGCCGGAATAAGCCCCTTAATTACGTAGCTTTGCTGCGCGTCGAATCCCTCAGAACCCCATGAGATGGGAAGTGTGATTTTTCGCTTTCCGCCATTCATGACCAGGCTTTCCCCACGTTCCCAGGTTTCTTTAAGGCGCGGTAGTTGCTCGCTCCAGTCCTCCAGTAGTTCGAAATTCTCTGAAAGTAACCGCGCTTCCCGGACACCTGCGATCGCCAGTTTTGTGGCAATGGTCAGCATCTGCATATCGTCCAGGTTTCCGGCGCGTATGACCTTTGCTCTGTATCGTCCTTCATCAACAATCTGTAAATTGTCCAGTTCGCTTAACTGATAACGGCCCAGGTAAACCGGAGGGATGGGATCGCCTGCTTTTTTGGCCTGTGCAATCATGTAATGTTCTGCAAAGGAGTGAGCATTATCACCCGCAAAAATAACCGCCTCAGTGTGTTTATCTTTCGGTAACAGTTTTACGTTCGGTGCCAGTTTCATTTTTTACCTCTGGATGCGCTGAGCATGCTTTTTATTTTCTTAATATTTTCCCGTGCTTTTTCCCTGCTGGTGGGCTTACCGCGTGTTGCGTTCTGTACCAGAGAAAAATCACGCCGGAACTGATAAACAGGCATCACGCAGTCATAGTCGTACCCATCACGGCGGTAAATAACGCACCGTCCGCCAACGCCTTTAATCATTACCGTGCTACCGTATTTATCCCGGAAAATATCGCCGGGGCGGATTTCAGGCCGAGCGGGGCCGCTGGCAGTAAAGCCAGAAATTTTATTTTTCATGGTTTTTATTCTCCGGTGTGCTGCGCTTTATTATTCTCGTGAATTGCCATCACTGTATTTAATTCATTAATAACAGGCGTTAATAGCGTACGCACGGCAGAAAACATCATTGAATCAGATTCATCGCCACTTTCCGGCACATCAATTAACTTAAGTAGTAATGCGTCCATTTCCTTTGCGCGGATTAATGCGTTTTCAGAATGAACAAGAACATCAAAGGGTATTTTATGCATCACACAGTTTCTCCCTGATTCTTTTAGTGTCCTCATTGAGGATGTCTGTAGCTTTTGTCAGTGAGTTTTTGGTAATTATTTTTATTGTTTTAAATTTTCTTTTGTCGTACTCCGACTGTGATTTCCTCTCCATGATCTCTACCATGCAATTTATATCCACAAGCGCATGTATCAGCACTTTCAATGCTTCGCCTGCTGCGTCCGGCGTGTTTTTATTGCACATGGTGCACCCCCTGGCGAATACGGGCGGCGAATACCATCACGCAGCCAGCCGGGGATTGCTGGCGTGCTTCCTGTTCGCTGGTGGCCTCAATGGTAATCACGCGCGGTTGTGCCGTGCTCAGGGCGATAAAACGCCAGATGTATTTATTCAGGTTGTGCGAATCCCGCCCTTGCGGGTGTGTGGTATGATTTAACATAGCTACCTCGATACTCTTTCTATCGTTGGTGGTTAGACGCCCTGCATGTGTGCCACCACTGCGGGGCGTTGCGTTTTTTGATGTACACGTGTTAAGGTGTACACCTAACGAACCAAAACATAACGCTATAGGTGTACACATGTCAACAGTTATTAAGCGCGATAAAAAACAAAAAGGCACAGGAAAGGCCCCACCATTCCATATGCGTATAGTCCCTGAATTGAAGGAGCAGTTTGATAACGAAGCCAGTAACGATGGAGTAAGTCTTGCCAACTGGCTTAAAGAGTTAGGGCGTAAAGAACTGCTACGGCGCGGAATTGAGCCAAAGGGATAACTATCACTAATGTCGCAACCAGAGGAGTTGCGACTCCAAAGATTACATAGGAGATTAATGATTATGGGATTCGTCATTTTCATTGCGATCGTAATTTTATCCATTTACGTTCTTACCAAATTATTTATTTCAGAAAATTCACACGACAAAATTAGAGCCGAGGCATCCAGAAGAATTGCACAAGAAGAGGCCGAACGGGCTAAGTTGTATGAAGAGAGAAAGGAATCATCTGATAATCCTGTTAATAAACAAAAACGAATAACAACACACGAAGATCATTTTTATATGGATATTCATGGCGGTCACAAATATATATGTGTTGATGCTAAGTTAGTTTTTGAATATGCAAATTTAAAACACAACTATTTTCTTCACGCATCTCACTATTTCCCTGAGTTAGAGTATGTTTATGGAAAAAACGAACATGGGAAAATAGTTAGAGTAGATTTGTACGATAAAAAAATTCAAGCTATTAACCCCGATACTGGCGAAAAAATACCAGGTGTGAGACGTTACCTACGACAGCACAGGTAG